TTATCTACTTTACCTTCTTTATTGATCATTTAGATATTGCTCAACTGTTTTAAATTGTATTGTAACATTTTTATTTAATTGTGTCAAATCCGCACAGGTGTAAGACTGATATTGTCCTTTTAATGCTGTTGGCATAGGTATAGTTTCTATTTTGGCTCCATATTTTTTTGCTACCAATTCTGCCACGGATTGAAATGACACAGGAGCACCAGTACCCACATTGAATATTCCACTCACATCCTGTTGTAACATTTGACAATGCACATTACACACATCGTCCACACTCACAAAGTCTCTTAGATATTGATCACTGTTTTCAAAAATTTTGATTACTCCTGTTTCTTTTGCTTGTTGGGTAAATTTTGTTACGGGCGATGCTTGATCTCCTTTGTGTTCTTCATGAGCACCATACACATTAAAATATCTAAAACCTTGTACTAACACCTTAAATTCTCCCATGGCTTGTTGTATGAATCTATCAAAAAGATATTTGCTCCAAGCATAAGGTGATTGAGGATACACAGGCCCAGATTCTATGAAACTGTTGGTGTTGCCATACACACTGGCTGAACTGGCATACTGAAAATTTGTACCCATGGTATCACACATCTGCAACAGTTTCAAACTGTATTCATAGTTTTGGTCCATAATAAGTTCAACATTTCTTTCAGTGGTTGAACTGATTGCTCCAAGATGTATAACCCAATCGTATTGACTGGGATCAGGAAATCTATTAGGAGTATATTCGTAACATTCAACTTCATGTTTCATGTTCATTAAATGATTAACTAAATTTTGACCTATAAATCCTGCGGCACCTGTTACACAAATTCTCATACAGTATGCTTCCATAATTTTATTATATCATTTGCTTCAGTGGGCACAATGGGTTTTATAAATTCATTTCCGTGGTGAGCAAGAAAATTTACATTTATGTTCAATCTGCTTCTAGCATCAGTACAAGTTGATCCTGTGTGCTTCATGTAACTGGGGAAAACAACCATCGAGTTACCTACACTGTAAATTTTATCTCCATCATCGAATTCAGTAAAACCGTTGTTGGTATTAACATAGTAAATTGCTGTGTAACTTAACGGTACTCCAGTGTCTGTGTGCATTCCATGAGTGATAATTTTTTCTTTTCCTGGAATATTATTTGCTTTTACCCTAATAAAAGTATGTGGTCTTAATACTTCAAAAATAGGAAATAACATTTGCCAATAATTAGGAGCAGTTAAGATGTTGCTGACTTCATGAAATTTATGAATAAATTGAATTTGATGTTTTTCTTCAGCGCCAAACTCTGTGGTATCTACCACGTGATCGTGATAGTTCCAAGGAAAAGAATCATTTGTTATAGTTTTAAAAATATATTCGTAATGTTCCTTTGCTAAAACATCTGTACACAACATTTTTTTATTTTTAATTTCTATATTCATTTCATTGCTTTTTCTAATATGTTTGTGGTTGAGAACCCTTTCACTGTTGGAAATATTACAACTTCTGCCAATTCATTTCCTACTGTTGTTGCCACAGTGTAATCTCCACCCTTCACAATAACATCTGGATTTTGTTTTTTGATTGCTTCTAGTGGAGTATCTTCGCCAAACACAACCACTTTATCTACCCAAGGCAACTGTAATAATTGTTGTTCTCTAATCAAAGCGTTATTAAAAGGTCGTGAATCGCCTTTTAATCTTTTGACACTTTCATCAGAATTAATACCCACAATCAATTTATCACCTTGCTGTTTGGCAAATTTTAACAGTTCTAAGTGCCCTTTGTGTAAAATATCAAACACACCGTTTGTCCAAACAATTCTATCTTCAATATCAGTTTTTTTAACCACAGTAACGCCTCTGTGTTGTACAACTTGACTCGCACCTTTCAGTGCTAACTCACAAGCGTTCTGTAATGTGTAACCCATTTCATGATAGTACACAATTATTGCTAACACTGTATCACCAGCACCACTCACATCTGCCAATTCTACAGCATCTCCTGTTATGTGCTGATACACATTGTCACCAATCACATGAATACCATTGGCCCCATCGGTAACAATTAACCATTGCCAATGATTGTGAACTCTTTTGATTTCTGCACTGTGAGGAGTAAATTTTCCAAACCATTGTTCATATTCTTTCATGTTTGGTTTTACTAGATAAGCGCCATAGTACATGGCAGGATCCTGTTTGGGATCCACATATATTCTTTTAACTTTGCTTTCAATCTTTCTTATAAGATTTTCTTTGATGACTCCTTTGTTGTAATCACTCACAATGACCACATCGTCTTTTGTTAAATCTTTGATAAGGTTGCTCTGAGGTTCTTCACTTTCATAATGCTGTTCTTTATCCAATCTCAATAGATGTTGTCCGTCAGGACCTATCATACGTGTTTTGGTAGTAGTTGTGCCAGCATCTTGGCACAGATACGTTTTTATGTTGTTCTGCAGTAAAATCTCTTGGATTTTGTGACCAGGGGCATCGTTGCCCACCGATCCATAAAGATGCGTGTCTGCGCCGAGATTTGATAGGTTTAAAGCGAGGTTTCCAGCACCTCCTACGTTGTGATTGCGTGTATTTTCCTTCAATACTAATGCACTGGCTTCGGGAGAAACTTTGGTACTGTCTCCCTGTACCCATACATCCAGCATCACATCACCAATTATTTTCATTTGATCAATTTAAGCATTTTGAACACAGTGTCCAATTTGATTTGGTTAGTTTTGTTTTGAAATGTTTTGCGTAAACCTTGGTGTAAAGGTTTGGGCCAATTGCCAAAAGTTACCCAAGCATATCCATCATGTTCTGTGTTTAATGTTGGAATAAATTCTTTTTCTACCACACACAGATAAGTGTGATACAGGAAGTTTTCATCATTGCTGATGAATGTTTCCATAGGAATAGTTTTTTTAATTTTTTGTTCACCAATTTCTTCTTTGATTTCTCTTTGAAGACCTTCCCACAAATTTTCATCAGAAGTTGTGGTACCTCCAACCAGACCCCATACATGATTTTGTTTGCTTTGAGTTCTGTGTAGTAATAAAAATCTTTTCGTGTCTAGTGTATAGAAGAGTGCTCCACACCCTACAATTTTACTGCTCATGTTAATAATTATGTGACTAAGAGATCTTCCAGGTGCCTTTTCGATATTCACCTTCGAACGATAACAACCATTCTGTGCCGTTCCATTTGTACTGAACACCTGTGTTTAAATTGGTAATGTGTGTTAAGTCTGTTGTTGTACTGGCATCAAAAACCACTTGCCAATTTGTACCATTCCATTCTACGATGTCATTCTCGCCTGCTACCAAATCAATATTGCTATCACCTTTCCAAGCATCTGCACCATCCACATTGTCGGCACTGCCTATTCCTTTTAACAATAGTAACCTTTTGCCAATTTGTTTGACATCTTTAGGATCAAATATAGTTGGATCCACAATGAAGTCAACCGAACCACTTGTTTTGCTTGGGCCTACAATTACAGTGTCTGTTGGAATTGTGTCTTCATCCCAATCAATCAACAACTGATAAGGATTGCTTTCATTGATAGCAACTGTGCCTACCACTTGAGCATCTATTCCTTCTCTGTTTAGATATATTTTGCTCAATCCGTTTTTAAAATTAGGTATTGTATCCACATTTCCATTCCATACCAAGCCACCTATTGTGCCTTTGTGTATAATTTGTGCCACACTGCCCAATACATAAATGTCGTAGTTGATTCCTGTTGTGCCTAACACAGCATCGGTATCTTTTCTTATGGCTCTGCCTGTGTCATCCAACTTGATACTGTTTTCATATCCGTCTTGATATGCTTTTAACTCAGGCATGGTTTGGCTCAAATCTATATTGCCCGATTGTTCATTGAATATGCTGGTTATTATATGTGTAATAACTCCAAGTTTTTTAACCTTTGTAGGAGGTGAAATGTATATTGGAGTTGTAAATCCTAATGTAGCAACATCAACTTCTGTTTCTGTTCCCAGCGGAATAGTTCTAGAAGAAAAATTAATACTTGCCAATTCTACCACACTCAAACTGGTCCAATCCACATAGTTGTCTGTGGTTTGTATTTCTAATGATGGATTAAACAGCATCATAATTTGTTCCATAATTTGTAATTTTTGTTCTGTGTTTGACGTCCATATATCGCAGTTCAAAGTTAATGTGTAAGGTGTAGGCATCAAACGTTCTACAGTAACATTTTTGCCTTGTGTATTCAAGTATTCCTCATTGTTGGCATCATAGGCTCTTTCTCTGATATGAATTTTACTCACAAAACTGGCATCAGACAAACGTGTTCTGTCCATTTCCAGTCCAGTCACATACACACCCATTCTTGGCACAGAAGGTAATTTGTTTTCAGAGTTGTCTCTAATTATGTGTGACACTTGACGAGTAATATCTCCATACATCACAGGAATAGTTTTTAATCCACCATCACCATCTTTGTATGAAAAGTTACTCATCAGTCTAATAATTTGAGTAATGTATCTTCTTATCTGTCCGTCGTAGAAAAACTGCATTAATTATCCGCCCTAGGTTTGAGTGCTTTGGATAAACTCTGTCTTTCTTCCACAGTTTCTCCAGCAATGGTTGAAGTTTTTGTGTTATTAATAAATGTACCTTTTTGTGTGCTTCTTGTGTCAGTATTTGTAAGAGTCATACGTACATTATCTTCCATTTTAACCCAACGAGCACCATCATATCTAAATAATCTATTAGGTAAAAAGTCTGTTCTTAAAAAATAACTGCCTTTGTCTGATTGAGCAGGGAATGAAATACCGAATCCAAACTGTTCACCATTTGGTGGCACACCGTCACCTAAAAGGTATCCATCATAACCTTCTTTGGTAGGTGTTTGATTAACTCTGTCTGTGAGAGTGTTCGCAGTTGAA